ATGAAACTGGAGGATGGTAACGACCTGACTCCAGACGAGGGCAGACTAATCACCCAGGCTGTTGACTCGCTAGTTCCAACCGCAGAGCCAACTGAGGAAGCAGAGCCAGATAACTCTCAGGCTATGCTAGAACTCAAGAAAAAGAAGCTACAACTACTGATGGATAGGATTCAAAGTGGCAACTAAAGCAGACATCAAGAAGGCAATCTTGGAGGTTGCGGGCAACCCTGACTCCGGTGTGATCTTCGAATACGCCGAGCGTTTCGCAGATGCAATCGTTGGCCTAGACTCACCAGCAGTTGATACTGCATACGAGAGGCCAATCAAGGAAACCCGTGTAACCAAGCCAGAGGAAGTTCGCTAACTCTGCCAAGCAACGGGTTTACCCCACCAGAACCTCTTTCGGCTGGTGGGGTTTTCCTTTACCTGTCCAAAGCGATGTAAACTTTTACATAACGGATGTGAGTCAGCTCTGCCGTAATTCAGTTGAGCGTCAACGCCACTGGTATCCCTATAAGTAACTAAAAGGAGACTAAAATGTCTGAGTTCATCAAGACTCAGCAGGAACTCCGTGCTAACTTGACCGAGCAGATTCGTGATGTAATCGAATCAGCAGAGGCCGAGAAGCGTGGACTTGACGCTGCTGAACTAACCAAGATTGACCGCATCGAAGCCGACATCCGTTCGGCTGACGAGGCAATCGCTGTTGCAACCCGCAACGAAGAGCGTAAGGTCGAGGCAGCTGTAGCTGCTAAGGGCTTCGCACTACCACAGGCTGAGGAGCGTTCCGCTTCTGCAATCCTTCGTGAGATTGCAAGCACCCGTGGATCCCACACCTTCGAGAAGAGAACCCTAGTTCCTTCGGCTAACACCGTTCCAAAGTCGTTCTACGATGAGGTATTCGATGTAGCTCGCTTGGTTGGCCCAATGCTAGATGTAGGTCAGCGAATCAACACCGCTTCTGGTGAGGACTTGACCCTACCTCTACTAACTGCCTACAGCACCGCAACCCTAGTTGCAGCCGCTGGAACCGTAGCCGACTCAGAGCCTACTTACAGCTCCATCACCCTTGGAGCTTATAAATACGGTCTAATGATTCCGGTGGCCTCAGAGCTAGTAAGCGATGCGGGATTTGACATCTCGGCTCACCTAGCAGAGCAGGCTGGTAACGGCCTAGGCTTCGCAATCAACGCCGCACTAACCACTGGTGACGGATCCGACAAGCCAAACGGTGTTGTAACCGCTGCTGGCTCTGGTGTCACTGGTGGCACTGGCGTTGCAGGTCTGTTCACCGCTGACCAGCTTGTTGACCTGCAATACACCCTTGATGGTGCAGCTCGCCGTCTACCAGGTGTTGCTTACATGGCTGCTGGTGCAACCATCGGCAAGATGAGAACCCTAAAGGACTCAGCAGGTAACTACCTCTACACCGTAAATGTAGGCCAGCCAGACCAGTTCGCAGGATACTCAATCATTGAGAACCCTGCTGTAGCTGCTATCGGCACTGGTGCAAAGTCTGTTCTATTCGGTCACATGCCTTCTTACAAGGTTCGTGTTGCTGGTGGACTACAGGTTGCTACCTCTACCGACTACGCCTTCAACACTGACACCATCACCTACCGTGTGATGTTGCGTGTTGATGGTGACTTGACTCACGCAGGTCACATCAAATACTTCAAGGGTGCAGCTTCCTAATCCCCTGAAATAAGCTGAAGCCCCCCGTGTTGTAGGTTGCACGGGGGGTTTCTTCTATGTAGAGTGTTCTTATGACAACCTACAAACAGCTCAAGGGTGCTGTAGCACTAGCATCTAACACTCCTGGTATGCCAACTGGCTACGGGAACCAAGCAAAGCTTCTCGTAGAGCGTATGCTCCGCCACGGCCTCAAGGTCGCCGCACTATCCAACTACGGGCTAGAGGGGGCAAAGTCCACCCTCGACATTGACGGACATTCCATCGCACACTACCCAAGAGGTCTCACAGCTTATTCTACTGATGTAATGCCAATCTGGACTCAGGACTTCGCCAATAAACACCCTGATCTAAAGACCGTGCTATTTACTCTTTACGATGTCTGGGTTTACAACAACCTCAAGTATGACGACACCATCGTCTCTTGGGTTCCACTGGATCACATTACGCTTCCGCCTGGAGTGCGTGAGTTCTTAGTGCGAGAGAATGTCAAGCCAGTAACAATGTCGCCTCACGGTCAGCGTCAGCTTGAATCAATGGGTATTCAGTCCACTTACATTCCGCACAGCATTGATACTTCGGTCTACAAGCCAACCGTAGAGTTTCAAGGTAAGCCAACCCGTGAGTTTATGGGCGTGCCAGAAGGTGCGTTCCTAGTCGGTATGGTTGCCGCCAACAAAGCTAACGGACAGATTCACCGCAAGGCGTTTGCAGAAAACCTATTAGCCTTTGCACTTCACCAGAAGAAGTATCCAGATAGCTACCTATACATTCACAGTGAACCTTCTCGTGCATACAACGGATTCGGTCTGGATGTGCTAATTACTATGGCTGGTATCCCAAAGGACAATGTGCTGTTCCCTGATCCTTATCAGCTCCGCACCGGATACGCAGAAGAAGAGCTGGCTGCCTTTTACACGGCCTTTGATGTCCTGCTAAGCACTTCATACGGTGAAGGCTTTGGAATCCCGACTGTGGAGGCTCAGGCGTGTGGCACGAGGGTTATTACGAGCAACTTTGCTGCCTCAGCCGACCTGGCATCACCTGATAGCTGGAAAGTGGAAGGTCAGGCGTTCTGGGATGAACCACAAGCCTCGTTCTTTATGATTCCATCCATCAACGGCATCGTGGCTGCTCTCGACAAGGCTTACAACGCCGAGCGGGGCATTTCACAGGAGGCGATTGACTTTGCATCGCAGTTTGATGTGGAGAAGGTCTGGAACGAGCGTTGGATGCCGTTCCTGCGAGAGCTATACAAGTGATACCAGTTCTAGGCTTTGCAACTCTTACAAAGTTTGACATGGCTCAGAGGTTGCTGAATTCCATTGACTATCCGGTTGAACATCTGGTCATTGTAAACAACTCAGGCACAAAGTCTTGGGAACCTACAGTAAGTAAGGAATTTGTAAGGAATGTCTGGCACATTCAAGTTCCACACGGACTCGGTGCTAATGGGGCTTGGAACCTAATCGTCAAGTCAACGCCACACGCTCCTTACTGGGTTATTCCCAACGATGACGCATACTTTGAAAAGGGTGCGTTACAGACCATTGCCGAAGAGGTGGACACCGATGCGTTCAACTTTCTTGACATTGATCCAAAATGGTCTTGCGTAGTTCCAGGCGAAGGTGCTGTAATGAAGGCAGGTCTTTGGGATGAAGCTTTCCATCCGATTTACTTTGATGATGACGAGTATGAGTGGAGGATGAATAAACTTGGAGTCAAGTTCAAAACAATCAATGCAAGAGTCCACCACGATAATTCCTCGACCCTTGCCAGTGGGTATCACGAGCGGAATAATGTTACTTTTTCTCGTAATCAGTCGTTATTTAGAAACAAGACGGCAGCGGAAGATACAGGAATCCGTGGCTGGTCACTCAAAGTCAGAAGGGACAATAGATGGGACTAAAGGTTTATACGGGCGGAACATTCGATCTGATTCACTCAGGCCATGTGAATTTTCTTCGGCGTTGTGCCGAGATTGGCGATGTGACCGTTGTGCTGAATACAGATGAGTTCATAGAGCAATACAAAGGTAAGCCTCCGGTAATGACTTACGATGAGCGATTTGCTGTGTTATCTGAGTTCCGCTGCGTCAAGAACATCTTTCCAAACATAGGCGGTAAGGACAGCACCTTGTCTATTCTTGAGGTAGACCCAGACATTATTGCTATCGGATCAGACTGGGCTCGTAAGGATTACTGCAAGCAGATGGGCTTTACTCAGGACTGGCTTGATGAGCAGAACATTAGCCTTCTCTACATCCCTTACACCAAAGGCATTTCCACCACGGAACTGAAGAGACGGATGCAGGTAAACTAGATACATGGCGATTACAAACGGCTATTGCACACTACAGCAGTTGAAAGACTCACTTCGCATCACGGACAATGTGGATGACACGATGCTGGAGCTTGCTATCGAGACCGCATCCCGCCAGATTGATGATTACTGCGAGCGTGTTTTCTACACCACCAGTGCTACTCGTTACTACGCACCAAGAGATTCTTATGTATGTGAGACTGACGACATCGTTAGCATTACAACCCTGAAGTCATCCTCCGCCGCCAATGGGACATACGACATTACCTGGGCGACTACTGACTACCAGACGGAGCCGTTGAACGGCATCGCTGGCGGAATCGCATCTCCAATTACTCACCTGCGAGCCGTGGATGACTACCTATTCCCACTACAGAACGGTGAGACCACCGTGCAGGTTGTAGGGACATTCGGTTGGTCTGCTGTGCCTACTGCAATCAAGTATGCAACGCTTTTGCTTGGCTCTCGTTTATTCAAGCGTATGGATAGCCCTCTAGGCGTGGCTGGTATCGGAGACCTTGGTGTGATTCGTGTCAGCCGTATTGATCCTGACATTGATGCCCTAATTGCCCCGTTCAAGAAAATGAGGATGGCGTAGTGCCAGACATCGCAGACATCCGCTCCGGTATTGCCACAAACCTCGCAACTATTAGTGGCTTGAGAGTCTCTGCAGAGCTGATTGATAACCCAAGCCCACCAGTAGCCCTAATCAGCCTAGAGTCCATTGACTACGACCTGGCTATGCAGGGTGGACTAACTCAATACAACTTCATCATCACCGTCATCGTTGGCAGATCAGCCGAACGAGAGATGCAACGCAAGCTTGATTCCTACTGCCAGCCCACAGGAACTTACTCTGTGAAATCTGCGGTAGAATCTAATAGAACTCTGTCGGGCGAGATTTATGACCTTCGGGTAGTAAGCACTGGTTCGATTGGGTCAATACAAATAAACGACCAAACCTACTTGGCGGCTGAATTCACAGTCACCGTATTTGCATAAGGAGAAATAAATGGGTAAGTTCATTGCCACCGGAACCAAGGTGTCTCTAAACGGAACAGACATCTCCAGCTCATGTGCCCGTGCAGAGCTGGTGATCAACGCCGCTGAAGTTGATGTAACAGATTTTGGCAGTGCAGGTTGGACTGAGGTCATTGGTGGCCTAAAGTCTGGCCAGGTATCGCTTGACTTCCACAGCGACTTCGGAGTCGGTGCAGTTTCGACTCTATTCCAGCCGCTTGTTGGAACCATCGGAACCGTGACCATCGTTGCTGCTAACGGAACCGCTGCTTCGGCAACGACTCCGCTTTACTCGGCAACCGTGCTAATCAACTCCTTCAGCCCTATCGCTGGGGCTGTGGGCGACCTCAGCACCTTTAGCCTGACGCTACCAACCACCGGAGCCGTCAGCTACGCAACCGCATAAGGAAAAAGAATGAAACTCAACCTACAAGTTACTTTCGATTCAGGCACTTCCAAGGAAGTAGTGTGCAACGCTGCTGATCTGGTCGCTTTTGAAGAGAAATACAATGTGTCAATCGCTGCTTTGGGTTCCGAGACCAAGTTGGGCTACTTGCTCTTCTTGGCTTGGCACTCAGAGAAGCGAACTGGTGGAACCAAGGACTCCTACGAGACCTGGCTGGATTCAGTCGCCTCCGTTGGAGACTCTGGTAACGACCCAAAATAAAAGGGCTGGGAGATTCCTCCTCACACTGGTTCATCGCTGGACTAGCTGTAGAGACAGGCATCGCTCCCAGCTTGCTTATGCAAGAATCACCACGGATGCTGTGGACTATGCAGAGATGGATAGCCGCTAAGAACCTTCCAAGGTAAAAGAGAGCCGCTCTTCGGGGCGGCTTTTCTTTTGCGGTAAACTTGTAACAGATGATTGGCGGTATCCCTTGGCTCTTCCTATAGCAGCAGCAGCGAGAGTGATTCCGCAAGCCGTAATGAGAATAGCTCCTGTAAAGGGAGGTCTCTACGGTGGCACTTCTGGTGTCCGGTTGGAAATTACCAACTGGAACGAAGTTATGAAGGTTCTGGTAAAGCTCGATAAAACTTATACATCCGCAATGCGAGTAAAGTTTAGGGAGATTGCTAAGCCCTTGCAGGAGGAAGTCCGCAAAGGTATCCCAAATAAGCGGAACCCTCCGCTGAGTGGTATGAAGCAGGTTCATTTTGGTCGCCTCGCTTGGGGATCTGATTACGGCAAGGGAGCTAAGCCTTCCAAGTCGGTTCTGATTCAGACCCCAAACACTCGCAGGCGTAAGTATAGGAATACCGACATCGCTATCGCTCGTGTCCAAGTGCTTTCCCCTGCAACGGTGCTTGCTGACATGGCAGGTCGCAGGAGTAATACAAAAGCTCGTAAAGGGCTCACTCCTAAGTATGACTACATGTATACAATCAACGGTCAAAAGGTTCCTGGTAAGCGTCAACACCGAGTCAAACCTTGGCACTTTGTCTCTAAAATTAGTGGTGGTAAATTCATCAAGCAGAGTTACGCATCTCGCTTCATTTGGCCTTCTGCACTGAAGGCATTGCCTGAAGTCAGGCGTAAGGTTGACTCAGTGATTACTGATGCCAATCTCAGAGTAAACCAGCTTCTAAGGAGTCTATAAATGGCGGGTAAAGTCAATGTCCCGTTGACAGTTGCGATTCAGGGACTCGCTAAGACTCAATCACAGCTCTCTCAGCTTGGTCAAGGCATCTCTAAGGTTGGAAAGACTGCTGGACTAGCCGCCGTTGGTTTCGCTGCCTTTGCTGGTGGTATTCAGATTGGTAACTTCATCGGTCAGGCTGTTGAAGGAGCTCGTGACCTAGAGCGTAACTACGCAGGTCTAAAGGCAGTGTTTGAGGACTTAACTCCTCGCATGAAGAACTTTAGCGAGACCGCTGTAAGCATGGGTCTTTCGATGAAGGATGCTTCAAAGGCATCTATCTTTATCGGATCCGTTCTGAAGCAGTCTGGCTTCGCCATTGACGAGACGGCTGATCTTACCGAGCGTCTGGTTGGTCTAGCGACTGACCTATCTATCACCTATGGTTACGATGTGCAAGAAGCCCTAATGGGTATGACTGCACTATTCCGTGGTGAGTATGACCCGATTGAAAAGTTCGGTGTTGCTATGAAGCAATCCGAAATCAATTCGGAGCTGGCAGCAAAGGGCATGGGCAATCTTGAGGGAGCTGCCCGCCGATTCGCAGAACAGCAAATTCGTGTAGAACTTCTGTTTCAGCGTTCACAAGATGCTCAGGGAGCCTTTGCTCGTCAGACCGGAACTCTTGCTGCGGAACAGCTAAAACTATCTGCAACCTTTGACAATGTAAAAGACACCGTAGCTACCTCACTTCTACCAGGCATTGCTGGTGCAATGTCCGAGATGCAAGGGATTTTAGAGCGTCTCGCCCCTGAGATGGAAGCTGCTTTTGAAAAGGCTGCACCTGCTTTAGAGCGACTTATTGATGTTCTTATGCCTCTTATTGAAGATGGCATCAAAGTTCTAATTGATGGATTTGGCAAAGCTGCTGAGTTTGTTGACAAACTTCTTGATCCGAGCACAAGCCTTGGTGAAAGCCTTGCTGCTATTGGCGTTGCAATGCAAGGACTTATCGAGCAAATCAATAATGGGCTAGAAGAAAACCCTTGGATTGCTCAACTTGCTGGTTGGCTAGGTGAGACCCTACTCAACGCTATTCACGATGTCATCTACGGCATCACTGTTTTTGTCGGCATCCTCGGAGTTTTTGGTGAGCAATGGCATGCCTTCGTCACCGGAGACTGGCAGACTCTATTCCAGACTGACTGGAGTGCCCAAATTCAGGGCGTTATGGATACTCAAGCTGCTCTCAATGCCGAGCGACTTGAGATTATTCAGGTCAATGCCGAGCTAAAAGAAACCGAGCGTCTCGCTAAGAAGATTACTGCTCAGGCGGCAGGGCTATCGCTTTCAAACCTACCTAAATACATCAGGGATTCTCTCAATCAAAAAGAAGATGAGGTCATCACACCTGAGTCGCCTATCTCGCCTAAGACGACTAAAGCAATCAAGGATTATGTCAAGGAATTTACTGACAAGATTGCTGAAGAAACGAAGAAGCAGAGGGCTCGTCTACAGCTTGAGAACATGGGTGCTTCTCAGGGTCTAATTGACATGATCCTCGGCTCCCAGGGCTGGGAAAAGATTTGGTTGCAAATCAAGCAGGGCAAGCTCTCGCTTGAGACTCTTGAAAAGCAGTTCCGCAATACTGCCGCTGGTGCTAAGGAACTTGCAGAC